TTTTTAATTGTTGGCATTTTTAATGAATCGACACCAACACCTCCTGAAAGTATTAGTTTTTCAAACTTTGATTTTGAGGAACCAAAGTGTTTTGAAACAAATTTAGACTATCTTAATATGCCAAGAAATAGCAAGTGGGAAGTATATTTAGGGGAGGCTTTCTACACTTTCAGGAACACAGATGTGAAAGTTGTTAACGGATTAGATAACAGGCCTTTATATGGTATTATTACTTTGGTTCCTTATTTATAGGAGAAGTTATGATAATCAGTTTAGTTATTAGCTCATTTTTAAATGAACTTAAAAATCAACTTGCAGATTATGACTTAATGGATTTAGCTATATATTCACCAGATTTAGACTTTCAAGCACTTGGTGAGCAGTATGTAGCTAAAAAAGGTATTTTTGAAAAAATGCCTAATGAAAATGCAAAAAATTGGTCCCTTATTATGTGGAATAGAACTGGACTTCGTGCAACAGATTATAATCCAAGACCTTATTATAGAGTATGGTCACCAGAACAACTTGAAGAGTTTAAAGTAAAGAGAGCAAGTGTAGATATCGAAGTTCATTTTGTAAGCTCAGACATTCTAAGAGCAGAAGATTTAGAAGAAAAGATAATTTTAGATTTTAGTGAAGATTTAACATTTACTTATAAAATAGGTGAATATGAATTTCAGGGTGATGCAAGAAGGAACTTAACATCGGAAGAAAACACAGGTGAGAAACTTGATATTCATACATTTGGTAGCTTATATTCAGTGGGTAAAACATTCACATTGGATTTTTGGCTCTTAGGTAACAAAAAAGAGGCTAAAATTATAGAGCAGTTACCGCTCAAAATTTATCAATTACCTAATAACAACTTGCTTGATGAAGTCGTTATATCTTAAATAAAATAAAAAGGAAGGAAGCACTATGAAAGGTATGCTTATTTCAATTATCAATAAACCGGTTGTGGTTACCTATAACAAAGAAAAAATGATGGTGCCACCATACGGGGTAATTAAAAATGTCGATGAAAACAAACTTGCTAAACCATTACCAGCAGGTATTATGTTTAAAAAATCAGAAAAGGATAGATAATGTCAGCACCAAAAGTTATAGTTAAAGAAAGAGACTTAACAGCAAGCCCACAAGCATTTGGCGGTGTTTACAATGCTATTTTTTTAAATGCTAAAAAAGGGCCAGTAGGTGTTCCAGTTTTAGTAACTAACCAAACACAATTTTTACAATATTTCACACCAAATAAAAGAGTTGAAGTAGGTTATGACCTCGGATATTATTCAGCACTTGCAATTCTTGAAAGAGCAAATAAATTATGGGTAATCAGAGTTGCAAACAATGCTAAATATGGTGGATTTAATGTTTATCCACAAGGAAGTTCAAAAAGGATTTCACAATTACTTGAAACAGAACCTGAAAAACCTGAATTAAAATTCAGCATTACTCAAATCAATGTAGGACAAAAAGATATCAATGTTGCAAATATTGTTGATGTTGATGGTAACTTTCATAATGCAGGTGATTTACTTGGAAGAATAATTGAAATTGATGGTGCAACAGGTTCTTATCAAGTAATGGCAGTTGAAAGTCCAGATGCAAAAAGTTCAAAAGTAACTCTTGATAGAGCAGTAACATCTGAAAAACCAACATTAACTGGTAATGCAAAAGGTGCAGTGCCAGCAGTTGATGGTATTGATTTTGATATTAGCCAAGTAGATAGTGGAGATATTGAAAACACTAAAATCTGGTTATACAACTTTGAAAATGGAACATTTACAGACTTAAATGTTGATGACAAAGTTTACTTAACAGATGGTAACAAATATGTTGAAGCAGTTATTAAAGACAAAAATGATGATGACCAATATATTGTTGTAGATGCTACGAATTTCAGTGACATTGTTGACAATTTAGTTCACGGAATAAATGCTTATCCAGCAGAAGAATTTGATGCAAATGTAACTGAACTTGATGCAAATGTGAATGTATCAGGATTAAAAGGTGACATTGCTTGGTTAACAGGTAGAAATGTTACTCTTGATATGGAATTAAGCAATGGTGAAACATATACAAACACTTACACAATTGATTCAGTTGATGCTGATAATTTAGTAATTACACTAAATGAACAAATCAATTATCCAGGAAATGATTTCGAAACACCAGTTGATGGTATTACACATTTTGTTCCAGCAAAAGCAGAAGGATTTTTAGACCCAGATGCAGTAGAATTTGACCCAGAAGCGGCAATTTTCATTACACAAGCAGACCCAGGTGAGTGGAGTAAAGACATTAGAATTGAAATTATTACAGACCCTGAAATTACAAAAGACCCAGAAACATTTATTTTAAATGTTTACAAAAAAGACAATTTAAGAGAACCACTTGAAAAATTTACACTCTCAAGAATTCCAGGTAAAAAAGACGGGTATGGAAGAAACATTTATATCAATGATGCATTAAAAGCTTCAAATTACATAAGAGGTTATAATAACCCAGCAGTTGATGAGAAAATTTTACCACAAGATTTACCATTAAAACATTTAGGATATATGGTTGCAGGTGATGATGGAGACCCGGTAACTGAGAGCAATTATATTGCGGCGACAGACATTTTAGTCAATAAACAAAACTATCCAGTGACAATTATCGTAGATGGTGGTGTAACTATTCCAAGTTTCCAAAAAAGATTAGCTGAAATTGCTGAAATAAGAAAAGATTGTATTGCAATTTTAAGCACACCTATCGCAAAAGAGCTTGATAACAATTATATGGTTGAGTTACTAAATTACAGAAAATATGACTTGAATTTAGACAGCAGTTTCGCGGCACTTTATACATCACATCTTTTAATAGTTGACAAATTCAATGATAGAGATATTTATGTGAGCCCAGATGGTTATGCGGCGGCGGCGATTAACTATTCAGCAACTAACTTCGAAATTTGGTATCCAGCGGCTGGTCAAAAAAGAGGTAAACTATATGTTAAAGATGTATTAAGAAAATTCACTGATGGTGAACTTGATGCACTTTATGATGCTGGTATCAACCCAATTAGATTTTATGTAGGTAGAGGTATTAGCATCTGGGGTCAAAAAACACTTAAATCAATTCCAAGTGCATTAGACAGAATCAATATTAGAATGCTTCTAATTGTAATTGAAAATGCAATTAGTGTTTTCCTTGAAGATTTTCTATTTGACTTAAATGACCCATTAGTTGGTAAAATGATTGAAGTTAAAATTAGTGAATACCTTGAAAGCATTAAAGCAAGAAAAGGTATCCAAGATTACTTGGTAGTGTCTGACCAAACAAATAACTCAACTTGGGATTATGACCACCATATTAGAAATGTTGATGTATATATCAAACCAACTCAATCACTTGAATGGATTAACTTCACTACGGTGTTAACACCATCAGGTTTAAGTTTCTCTGATGCAAAAGCTATGAAGTAAAAAGGATTGAACGATGGCAAGACCAACAATTGAACAATTAAGAGTATTAAATCCACAATTTACGAACCTCTGGGATGTTACTATCAACTTCCCTCAAGGGGTTCAAGTTAACGATAAAGATACTTTAAATGTAAGAGCAATTAGTGCAACTACACCAAAAGCAAACTTTGAGTCACAAGAAATTAAAATCAGAGGACATAAGGTAAAAGTTGCAGGTGATATTGCTTATGAAGGAACACTTACATTAACATTAGTTGAAGCGATTGATATGTATTCTTACAACATCATTAAACAATGGAGAGAATTGATTTGGAAAACAAAAGAAGGTAGTGGTGCAAGAAAATCAGAATATCAAGGTTCACTTATCTTAAGAAGAATTGATAGAAAAGACAACAGCACACCACTTCTAACATTCACGGTTTATGGAGTATATTTAGAAGATTATACTCCAGGTGATATGAATGAAAATGGTGATGTATTAAACATTGAATTAACATTCAGTTATGATTACTTTGAAGATGAAGTAAGCGGAGTAGGTCAATAATCCTTCTCCGTCCTTTTTTCAATGTAATTACATTGAATAAATTATAT